GGTCGAGCGACGTGGTACTGTTACCGTCCTCGTCCTCAACAACACCGTTGGCTGCTTCGAATGCCTCCACCCAGCCGATCACATCGGCTTCTGTGACATCAGCAAGCGCAGTAAATGGACCAGACAGTTCATCAGGCGACCATGTAATAACACGAGCGTCCTGCACTGTGTTGGTGCCGTCCGTTGCGATACGGGAAGCGTTGATCTGCACGATCACTTCGTCCGTACCCTCGACGGGTTCTGGGTGGATTGAGAGGGAATTGATATTCCATGAGTAGGTTACGGTCATTTTCATTTACTCCTTAGATTGTGCCGTCGTGGAGCAGTTTGTAACGTACTCCGTTAAGGTTCAGTTCAACATACTGGTTGCCCGCGCCCGCAGAACCCGAACCACCTGTTGCGCCGGTCGTGCTTTCAATAACCATTCGGTTTGTACCCCCTTGTACAAGGGACAACTTATTCGCGCTAACCCAGCCTAAACCTGTGTCGGGGTCAGCCCTGTTGGGCACCAGCGTTGGGTTGTCGGAGTCCGCCGCTTCGTTGAGCAGGGCGGGGCCAGCGGCATCGGCTGCGTAGAACGAACCCGCTGCCGCAGAGAAAACCGTAGACGCCGCTACCCCGAAGTCCATGATGTCGGTCGCGTGGTGATATGTGACCTGCCCTGCGAGTGCGCTGCCGCTGTCCCCGAAGTACAGAGCCGCGTCGTTAGCTGCGCCCGCGAGAATTGAGATAGCCGTTGTGCCGCTGTTCTCTACAGTAAGGACTGTACCGGCTTGCGGCGCTACTCCCGATCCGGCCTCACGTACATGAAGCAATGAGGCTGGAGTATTAGCGGGGCCGATGTTCATCTCGCCGGAGGAGCGATCAAACCGCCCCTGCTCAACGCCAATCGAGTTGTAGAAGATAGACGTTGTGGTGTTGAACAGGGTGGCACGAACACCGTTTACAACGCTGTCGAGATTACCTGCACCACCCGAGCCCCAGCCGGTTGTTAGATCAACCCTGTTGGGGATCAGGGTGGGGTTGGTGGCTCCCGCAGCCTCGTTGAGCAGGGCGGGGCCAGCGGCATCGCCCATTGTCAGATTGCCGCTGGAGTCAATCCGCATACGTTCTGCATTGGTCGTCTTGAAGATAAGCGGCTGTGCGTCAACGGTTCGCAATTCGACGGGCAGAGACGCATTAGTGACCATGCGGAAACTTGTGCCGTCTCGAGCCATAAGCACATTGCTGTCATCGAAATTGACATTTCCCTGCAACTGGATGCTGCCGGAAGAATCCCAACGAAAAGCCTCTGCCCCACCTGCGATAGCAGCACCAATGTCAGCAGATACCCAACCAACACCAGTGTCTGTGTCTGCTTTGTTCGGAACGAGCGTTGGGTTGGTGGACGTTGCGGCCTCGTTGAGCAGTGCGGGGCCAGCGGCGTCAGGCAGGGCCACTTGCGTAGTAGATACCCGCATAAGTTCTGTGCCTGTAACACGCCCGTTGTAGAACACATGGTCCCCAACATTGGCGACGTATGCTACGTGTCTACCTGATCCAAATAATCCGCCCGAGTAGGTGCTGCTGTTCAACTGGATGAAGAAGTCTTGGCTGTCTGAATTGTTCCCAAGAATGAGACGGGATGCTGCTGCCGTTCCCGCGTTGGTGTTGTGAATGGTGTAGCCGAGTTGACTATCTTTACTAATAGCTTGTGTTAGTTCCGCCGTTGAAGACCACTGAAGTGCGTTAACACCACCAGCAACCAGCGCACCAATGTCAGCAGATACCCAACCGATGCCTGTATCATCGTCAGCCCTGTTGGGAACAAGCGTTGGGTTAGTGGACGTTGCGGCCTCGTTGAGCAGACTTGGACCAGCGGCGTCAGTCGTAAGAATTTGCCCGTCAAACGTGGCTGCTAAATCAGTACCAAACTCTAGTACCCGCGTATCTACGTCATCTACGGCAACGTAAAACTCCATCGAGGCATCATCTGCGGCTGTTCCTGAATAATCGCCTTGTGCGATAGCACGAATAGACCCGCCTTGTCGTGCCGAACCCTTGAAGCCGAATTTCAAAATCGCTTCAGTGGTTCCGGCAACCGGAGTACCAGTAGAATTTAGAAGATGAAGAAGTGGGTTACCTGAATTTGAGACAACATCAATGCCGTCGGTGTCCCATCGGACCACGCCAACACCACCAGCAACCAGCGCACCAATGTCAGCAGAAACCCAGCCAACACCGGTGTCTGTGTCAGCCCTGTTGGGAACAAGAGTTGGGTTGGTGGACGTTGCGGCTTCGTTCAGCAGGGCGGGACCAGCGGCATCGGCTGCGGTCAGGCCGGTTGACGACATGGCCAGACGTTCCGCCGCACCCGCGACAAATTTGAACTCGTCGGTGGCGTGGTCGTAACTCAGAGAACCGACATCCCTGTCGTCCGTGTCACCGAAGTAGATATACTGGCGAGACGCATTACCGCTTCTTAGGGCCATGTGCGTGGCTGAGCTGGCGGAGTACTGTGAATTAAGGAAGATTGCCGTGTCGTTTGGAACGTCCGTGGCGAATGTGTACGACCCTGATTTGTTGACGACAAGCCCGGCTGAATCCCATGTTCCCGCGCCAGACCCAAGTTCAAGAGCGGATCGATCCCCAGCGCCACCAAAGCGTGCACGCTCGGCACCACCAAGTGCCACTGACAGCATACCGTCGCCAGCCAAACCAATGCCGTCATCCAGATATGTGCGATTTGGCACAAGCGTCGGGTTCGTGCTGCTGGCAGCCTCGTTTTGCAGCGCGGGGCCAGCGGCGTTGGATGCCGTAAGGTCGGCCCCCGTGAAGTCGATTGTCGTGAACGTCCCCGCAGCCGCAGACGACCCGCCGATGGTCGTGCCGTCGATGGTGCCGCCGTTGATGTCTACCCCGCCAGCAGCGTCCTCGTATATCGCCTTGTCGGACGGGTAGGTGACAAAGACATCCTTCGTTCCTGCCGAGAAGTTTACGGCTGAATCTGAGTTAGAGGACTCAAGGATCGTGTCGCGGGACAGCGTCGTACCGGACGCCGTATAGGTGCCGATACCAACTTCCCATTCGTCAGCAGCTTGATTGACAATGGCATAATACGTTGTGTTGCCATCACCAACTGATGCAAAAGATTCAAACCCGGAGATCGATCCGCCGAGCGTAATCGTGCCAGTCCCGGTGGTCGTGGTTTGTTCCTTGACCCTGTCTTTAAGAACCAGTGCCATGGGTCAGGCCTACGAGGACTTGATGCGGATAATTGCAGTCGCCGCAGCAGCCGCCGGGAACTGAACCGTAAAGTTACCGGCAGTGGATGTCTTATCTGCGCCAAAGTCAAACACTGCGATAGCTTTGTTCGACTGAGTAGAGTTATAGATAAGGGCACCACGCGCTGTGATTGTTGCCGTAGAGACAACAGCATCGGTAATTGAGACAACCGCAACAGAAGAGTCCGTGGTTACGTCGATGCCGGTCAGGGTTACACCACCAGCAGAGTAACCAGTTCCAGATGTCTCATTAGTTGCGGTGTATGCCGTTGTTCCATCGGAGAGCGAAGCCGCCGAAGTGTATAGTGCAAGTTTGATTGCGTCGGTATCAAGATCATGCTCACCAAGAAGAATCTCCTTCTTGAAGCTGATGCAAATGCCTGAAGTAATAGCCATCACGGCCCTCCGGTAAGTGTATTGGCGTTATTGGCCTGTTGATTGTGCGGCTCCAGATTATCACGACGGGCACGACGGGCACGGTTTCGGAGCAATTCAATTTCTTTAGTGTAAAGTTCGGTCCATAGTTTAACAACGTCGAAGTTCTTGTTGAACAACTCGGCTTCGATCATACACGCATAGAACAGGGCGTTCGGTGTATCTGCTGTGTAGTAGTTTGTCGGGTTGGCCGATGTGATGGCCGATGGTGCGACAACAAACGCCAGTTCAATGTTAAATGCAGAGACCGGAGTCGGGGCAACGATGATCGTATTGTCGTCCCAAAGTCCGTAATACTTCGGCGTACCGGTGGATGTACGGACGGGCCAGTAATCTGCGATAAAGTCCACGTTCCTGTTCAGCAGATTGATGCGTGTCCCGTTGGCCGTTATGTTGGCAGACTCGACGATAGTAAATCCTGTCGGCAATCCGAGGAACGGGTCGGAGGCGACAAGCTGTGAATACTGGTGCTGGGTCAGTCCTGCATCGTCGATATCAATGGTCAGCCGTGCCTCGGCTCGTTCAATGAACTGATCAATCTGAGACGCAAACTCCGTACCGTCATTCTCGGTGGAATCAATAATGTTGGTCCGTAGCTGTGAATAGGATAATGCCATTAGGTTGCCTGTCCATTATGATACGCGGGCGAACTGCTGTCAGGCGTCCAATCCCCGTCAGTTGTAGATGTATCAGCAGTCGTGTCGGGCCGTGGATGGTCGAGACTCGGATCGTCTGTCGTATCTACGTTCGTCATATTCTGCGGATGATTCACGGCATTGTACGCGCCGTCGTAACATTCCGAGCAAACCCATACACCAACCTCTACCTCATTGCGAAGTTCAACGTACTTGCACCGGAAGCCGCACCGATCACAGATAGCATTTGATCGACGACCCGTTGCCATCAGAGACTACCCAACTTGGGCCGGATAAACATCGACGTACGCTGACGATCCTCTTCGAGGGCAAAGGCAAACGTCTCCTCGTACTGCTGCTTCAGAAAGCTGATCTTTGAAGGATCAACGCCGGGACGCCGCATCCCCATCTTATAGGCCAGACCGTCTACCAGAGCCGGTAGGAACCGGAACGGAACATCGCCAGTCTGAATAGCTGAGGCTGTCACATCCTCCACACGAGTCATGGTAAACAGGTTCATGGCATAGGTCTGATCCGGTGTCGGCCAGACGTACATTGTCACGTTGTCCTTACCACGAAGAAACGAGAACTGCGTGGGACGACCGGTCTGCGATTTGTCAGGCAGTTTCATGTAGTCCTGATAGGTAATCCGGTTCATCTCCAGATCATTGTTATTCACGTTGATTGTGGTCTGGAGACTGTCAATAATGCCTGAGTCGAGCGTGTATGATGTCGTAGATGACGTAACGGTAACCGGAGTATCGACCAGCTTCCAGAGCAGGACGCCACGGTTCTGCCACTCGGTGAGTAGCAGGTTTAGCGCAATACGTGCCGACCGGGCCTCCTCACCACTAATCGGCTGGCCCCCGATCTGCTCGAAGGCCTGTTCGATTACGTCATCAATTGCAAGATCAAATGTCGTCTGTCCTGAACTTGCCATGCTGAATCGCCTTTTCGTTACGACGATGGACGAGATCGTGGTACGTCTTTCTGTGCGGGCATTCGTAATAGCCCTGCTGCTTCAAAGTATAGGATGCGGCAGTTAACTTCGAAAGCTGATGAACAAAAATCAGAGTGTAGTCCGAGACTACTGGATTGTTGTCAGGGTGGTACGCCATAAGCCACATATCTTCTGCCACCAAACCTTCGTTCTTGTCTTCCACATAGCTGGACAGGTCCGCAGGGCTAAGTCCTTCAACATCAGGAAGCACACAGATGAATACGTCACGACCACTAGCGGGATAAAAATCAAGAGCATCAGTGACATCGTCCAGACCATCACAAATACCGACAGCGACAAGTCCAGCATCCCAAGCGTCCGCTGCAAATGGGCACGTCTCGGGCAAAACTTTTGTACGAAGATCGTTAATGTAGTCACTTATAGGCCTCATGATGTTGTCAGGTTTCTTTACTTACTTGGTAACAGTCGGCCTCAAGTATCGTGTGATCAAACACTAGGTAGACATTCAGTACCTGTTCTGCGTACTCGTGACAGGCACTCTCCGTTTCAAATCCAGTTGTTTTTACCTCGTGCAGAAGACCACCGGCAAGTGTTACCACTAGAAGGAAGTAGGTCATTAGTAAGTCTCCATTAAAATTTCCAGCTTAGTCTCGATCCGAGCGAGTCGGTCAGACAACTCTGTAAGTTTAACTGCTGATCCGGGAGGTAAACTTTCCGAAGCTATAAGTCGATCTTCAACTGCGGTTACGCGACGGGCAATATCTGCCCCGAACCATACTACTCCGGCCATCTGAATCAGGAGGATTGCAACCGTTGTAATAGGAATATTAATACTTTCCATTTTTATCAGATTCGCTCCACCCACGACAGGCCGACTGTGACATCACCATCTGTGCCACCTGCCTCTTTCGTGAGTGCGATAACCAGAGTGTCTTTGGGGCTGATCTTAATACCCAGTTGCTTGATGTCCACGTTGGTGCTGCTATTTGCAGGGACCGAGAACGGGCTGAGTTCCTCGCCGCCCTGAATGGTGCCGCCCGGTCCCGCTGTCTGGATCACCGAGTTCGTCGAGTCCACTGCCACCAGCGTTGCACCGGCATCGATGTGCGTTGGATTTGCAACCAGCCGGAACGAGACAGACCTTGTGGATTCGTTGATCAGCGAGAGGAAGTCAGGATAGGCGACTACCTTGTTTCGGTGGCTGTTGAACGTCTCACCATTGTGCATGACGAACCCGCAGACTTCCGTTGTCCCATTTGTCGAGACCGTCTGCTGTATCGCTTTGCGGATGCCGAATGTCGTCTCTTTACCTTCGACAAATCCTGCCATCGAGGCGGTCTTGATTGTTTGGGCGGCACCTGAGAACCCAGCGTCTGTCTGTGCAATGAGGGACGTGTTGAAAGTGGGATTTCGGAACGTCGCCTTCGTCCGCGACCCAGCGAAGTTGAACTGATGGACCTCCTCGAACTCACCCGTGACGCGGCTCTCCAGATACACATGCACGTTGCCCGCGCCGAGATACTGCATATCGATGTCCCAGACATTGAGGAATGCGGGGTCCATATTGGTCAGCGTGTTGAGGTCAGCGCCCGCTGCCAGCGTCATGCCTGATGGGCCTGTGCCGTCCATTGGATCGACGTTCCAATCCGTCTGCGCCACGAATGTCGTCTCCGGTGCCGCGCCAGTCAGAACCGTTGTCCATCCCGCAGTTGCCGTCACACCACTGTCCACATCAGCAAAGCTGAACGTACCATCCGCCGCCTCTGCGACCATCGACACAATTCGGATTCGCTTGCTGTCGTCGATGTGAATTTCCCAGCCCCGACCGGCTGCTGCAAAATCGTCTGACGCTGCCTGACAAAGCGCCACGACATCAGCAATCGTTGCTGATCCTGCTGGCACTGTGATTGTAATGGGTGTGTCATCGACGGTCAGCGTAAACGTCCCGCCATCAGCGTCACCGCCCTGCGTGAATATCAGTTCGCGGACCTCAAGTTCACCGAACGATTTGTATGCAATGCCGAACTGTGTGCCGACATAGCCGACGCCAACGAACTCATCATCATCGCCAAGTCCTGCCAGCAACGAACTGTCGGCCAGACCAGCAGAAAACGCGGCGGTAAATTTACAATCCACGCCGACGCCCGGTTCATACCGCACGACATCCCGTGACCGTATCTGGCTGAATGCCTCGGCAGCACCAGCGACTGTCACAGTGAGCGTACCTTCGTCCTCGGTCACAGTCGAGCCGGTTTTGTTGACTAGCGTGTCGATCTGATCGGTGAGGATGCCGTTGCTAAATTTTAGCTGCACCTCGGGCGTTTTCTGGGCAACCTGAATTTCACCGAAAGCCGTCAATGGCTGACTGGTCTTGAACTTGCCCTGCGAGTCTACCGGCACGTTTTTGAAAGAGCCGCCCTCGGTCTGGCCCACCACAACAGAGCGGGTGAGGGACGATACCATCGTGGGGTCAATGAAAGAATTTACGCCTAGTACCTGTGCGGAGAGAGCCGTCTGCGTGAACTTGGTGTCGAAGTAGAAATCGGTCTGACCGGCACCGGATGTCGTAAACCGATACCTTACATATGGTGTGAAGGCCACACTAGAGAACGTGCTGTATCCGTCGCCGTCTGTGTACGGGATCGACAGGGTGCGAAGAATGTCCGTCCCGGCTGCGTCCTGCACAAAATCAATTGTGATCGTGCCGGATGCACCGACACTGAGGATATCCGTCTGCACCTGAGTGTAGTCGCGAAGGTCGAGAACGCCGCTGTCATACGTCTCGGCATTGCCAAGAAGAGCGGTGGTCGAGAACGCCAGTGACGGTTCTTGGCCGACCGGGACCGGATTATCGGTTGCCAGTATTGTTCTGTTTAGATCAGACATCAGCCAATACCCCAGACACGGTAGGGTGTACTATCCGTGGTTACAATACTAAATGTCTTTGTACGGAAGCGATCAAAGGTCATAGTCTCTGTAGCCTTCAGGGTAATGTAAGAAGAATCGACGATGCTCTTAGGATAAAATTGAAGATCATTAACTGCACTGTCATTAGTAACAATAAGCTTACGGGTATGATTTTCAAAAACCTCAGTGACAGTCCCATTGACCGTCCCTTCAAAGGATTCAAGATTCGCATAGATCGTATCTGTCATCTTACCATTTTTCCTTATCCGCCCAGTAGGCCGCAGACATCTTACCACGTTTAATATTCTTTGCGTGACGAGCCTTAAATGATTCGCGCCGTTTGCGATACGATGTAGATTCGCCAGATTTCTTGGGTGAACCAGATACGCCTTGCTGTCCGAATCTGATCATTTTTACTTTGTCGCCTTCCTTGGCAAGAACGACGTGAGATTTTTTCGGGTGTCCCGGCGTACGCTTCGGTTTGTTGTATCCCGAGAATTTCTCGCCTCGATAGTCGATAGCCATGGTGCTGCGCCTAGCCGTACTGCACCGTGAAACTGGTGGTCGATGCAGGGGCCGACACCTTGACGATGCCGTCGAACCTGACACCAAAGTCTTCGATGTACATCTCGGTGGTGTCTGCTGCCGTCGTGTTGACGAACTTAATCTTGGTCGTTGCCGCCGCGCCGGTTACATCAACGACGGTGAACGTACCGACGCCGGTTGCATGAATGCCGTGAATACGAGTCTCCGTAAGCGTGACACTGCTTTCCACCTGAAGAAGGGGACCGCTACCGTCAACGTATGCAAAATTTACATTAGTTGCCATTGTACTCTCCAATAAAAGGGGGAGACGGTCTCCCATCTCCCCCGATTATCACATACCAAAATTGGCTTAACAAGTAGCGATTAGCTGCCTGCCGAGCCGAAGTAACCACGCCAGTCAGAGACACCGAAGCTGTAACGCTCCCGAGCCTTGAAGCGGAGATTACCGGTATCGAAGTCTTCTTCCATCTTCGTCTGAAGCGGCGTACGGACGAACATTTTCGCACCGTTCGGCACATCAGTCTTGACGAAATAGCCGTTCGTGTCGGTGAAACGACGGTTGACGAAGTAACCACCCGGAACAGCACCCAGCGCACGAAGGGCGTTGATGTCGTTACGAGCAAAGTTGTTCGTGTTGGTCGTCGAACCCGGCGACATGAGAATCTTCTCAGCCGTCCACTGAAGGGCCGGAGGGATGTGCAGAGACGTAGCACCCGCACCGATCAGAATACCACGATCATCCTCGATAAGCTGGATGTTCGTGAGAATCGTCTCCATAGCAGACTCGGACAGGTCCGCAGCAGCGGCAAGGTTCGACTGGTTACCAGCGCCAATGGTTGGATGCGAGGCGCTGAAGAACGCCGCACCGTCGCCAATGGCATAGTCACCGGTCGAGAAGCCGTTGTTGAAGATGTCGGCAGCTTTCACCTGCTTGGTGTTCGCCATCGCACGGGCCAGACCACGCGCACGGACCTTCGAGAAGGTGTCGTACAGATTGTCTTCCATCGCTTCTTCCGTGACGGAAAACGCGAGGGCAACAGTCTCGTGGTTGTACCGAGCGGTGTACGATTCCTGTGCAGTATCAAACTGAACAGCCGAACCTTCGGTCTTCGTCGGAGCCGAGCCGAAGCCGGTGAAGAGGACTTCCTCTTCGAAGCTGCGGTCCGAGTTCTCGGTGTCAAACAGAGGAGCATGCTCGTCGTTGACATCACCGTACTCAACGCCAAAGACAGCGTTGAGGCCGGGGAGCAGTTCCTTTGCGATATTACTGCGATTAATAGCCATAATTACTTACTCCCCTATTCGTCGTGCGAAGATGTGTCGGCGTCAACGAACTGGACAAGTCGGACTTCAACCTTCGGATATGCATCCGAAAAGCTGTTACCCGGCTCA